CTTGCAGTCATAATCTATTAATCGTTTGCCGCCCATTGGATCAGGCATATTGTTACGATCCCACATAAATGCACAAGTAACCCAATGTCTTTCGATATCCGGTCCTGCTAACAACTCACCATCTAACCAGTTGTCGTACACATAGATATCTAATTCGTCTAATACTCTTTCAAAGTCTTTAAGCACTTGAAATGATGTATTACTTTCGTAAATACCTTCAATGTTTGCTACTAAATTATAAATGTCTTCCATTATAAAAAACTCTCTTCTCATTCTTATACTGTTATTTATCGCATTTAAGAAGTTAAGTTATCTTATTGGTAAGGATGTACTGTGGTAAATACAATGTAGGGCAAATGCAGAGTCTTACTGCACTACCCTACTCCATATCCAATAGGAGGACTTAATGGGAGCCAAAAGAAAAGCGAAAACTTCGCAAAAAAACTTCAACAATAATAACGTTGTTGAACTTAATTCTTTTACAAAGAAAAAACAATCCGTAACAATACTTCCACGCAATAAAAATCAAGAACAATATGTGCTTAAACTGTTAGAGCCAACGAAAGACATAGTCTTTGGCATCGGCCCGGCAGGAACAGGTAAAACTCTGTTGGCCGTACAAGTTGCTGTGAAGTTATTCAAAGAAGGAAAAGTAGATAAAATTATTGTCACAAGACCAGCAGTGTCAGTTGATGAAGATTTAGGACACTTACCTGGTACACTAGAGCAAAAGATGGCTCCGTGGACAAGGCCTATATTTGATGTGTTACGTGAATATTTTAATGCTCGCGAAATAGAAGGAATGATAGAAGAAGGTATTATTGAGATAGCACCTTTGGCTTATATGCGCGGCAGAACTTTTAAACATAGTTTTATACTTGCAGATGAAATGCAAAACGCAACACCCAACCAGATGAAAATGTTACTAACACGATTAGGCACAGGCGCAATGATGGCCGTTACAGGCGATCTAAATCAGGCAGACAGGCTTAGAGATAATGGTTTAATTGACTTTACTAAACTGTTACAAAACAATCATACGTCCCATCTGGACATAGTCCAATTTGAAAGAGGAGATATAGAAAGACACGAGGCAGTTAAAGAAGTACTTCACATTTATGGAGATGATTAACTGAACTAATGAAAGGGGCTCTATGCCCCTTTCAACTTTGCTAATAAAAACTCATTCTTTGTATAGACAAATTTCCAAAACGAACTTTTCATAGGCGGTTTACCGTTTTGATCGTAGTAAGTATAACGAATAGTATACTTGCTTAACCATATCAACTTTCCACTATTACTGTGTACAGGCCACCAAGCAAACTTCTCCTCATAAGAATGTTGAGGATCATCTTTTTGCCAGTTGGCTCCCATCATAGGCTATCTGCTATAGGAAAGATTTCTGCAATAACTTTAGCACACGCTACAGCAACATCCATATGTTCTTTTTGTGTACCATTTGCACTGCGTAATTGAATATAATGTACCCAACTACGAATTGTGCCATTCATGTATAATCGTGTTTTAGTAAGACCTTCGGGTAGTACTTTACGTGCTACTTCTTTAGCAATGCCATTTTCAATAGCCCAGTCATACGCACGACCTGCTGTAAATATTACGTCTTGTTGTAGTTCTTCCCATTTAACTACTAGTTCGGCCATACCATCTTCTGACAAATCTACATCAATTGAGTTTTGTCTATTTTTAGTATCTTGCATACGTGCTTCACTTGTGATAAACACTTCGTCCATTTCATTTGGATTTGCATAACGTTGACTAAACTCTTGAAACGCAAAACTGCGATGGCGCACAATTTGGTGTGCAATATCACGGGTTGTTTCAATTTCAATAACAGCATTAACCATTTCTAATGGTGACCAGTGCTGATGTTTAATTAGATATTTAATTAAACGTTCACTTGTTTCAGTGTTAATCTGTGAGGCAGGATTACTTACTTTTGCACAAAATGCAATTAGTTCTTGTAGGTCTGTTAATCCTTCTGCTTCAAACTCGGGTGTTGCTTTACTATAACTTACTAGTCTAGCGTCCATGGCGCTTCTCCTTTTAAATCCTCAATACGTCTGCGTATAAAGCCTATGGTTGTATGTATATGCCCTGTGTCGTGTTCTCGTAACAGGGTTTTGTAGTATTCTACTTCTTCTTCTAGTACACTAATGCGTACTATGTCGTTTATTAGTTTTTTATTTTTAGTCACCACGCCCAGGCTTCTCCGAAAACATTGTCTCGTACTTATTTGGTACGTTGTTTACAGCCTCAGCCTCTTCGGCACTAGGCTTGTCGTCGTGTATTTCTGTTACTACAGGCCACAGGTCAGAGTACTTGGTATTGATAGTCATCCACTTTTCAAGTTCATCGCCTTTAAGTATATTGTCTGGAACAATAGCATCGGCTGGACATTCTGGCTCACACACACCACAATCAATACATTCATCTGGATTAATTACAAGCATGTTTTCACCTTCATAAAAACAGTCCACAGGACACACTTCTACACAATCCATATGTTTACAACCAATGCAATTATCCATTACTAAGTAAGTCATTAATTACCCTTATATTGTTCTTCTAGCCAAGTTGTAAGAATGTACTTGTTCGTATCGCCAATCGGAGGATTGCCACGATGCGTGTGTGTCCAATCTGCCGGCCATAGAAGAAGTCTATTGCGTTTTGGACTTATACGTTTATTTTGATATAAGAATTCAGTTTCACCTGCTTCGTCAATATCGTTCAAATATAACTGTGCTACTATTCTTCGACGTGGTGTGTCGCCCATTCCTTCACAATGCCAAGAATGAAATCCGCCACCTGGCTTAATACGTTTCATTTTTAAGCCTTCGCCTTGCATTTTTAAAGCACCTAGTATAGCAAACTCTTTTGTATATTGTGGATAGATTTGCTCCCATAGTCTTCCAAAGAAATGCTGTGAAAACATAGGAGGAACACTTTGTATTGTCATAAAATCTGCAAAGTGTAGTTCAGTCATATCTCTGTCTGTTTGTGTAGATTTAGTTTCGTCTTGTAACCCTAACACTTCTTTTGATTCAAAAAATTTAATTAATTCATCAATAAAATCATCTTCAAATACATTCTCAAAGATTCCTACAAATCCGTCTAGTTTAAATTCAATTTTTCTTTCTTGGTCCATTATAGTCTTGCCAATCTAATTAGTGTTGCGGCTAAGTTAATCTCCGGATCACTTACAAGTGTATGATCAACTAGTCCTTGTTTAATAGTTAGTACTGCGGTATCTTGTTTTTCATCATCGCCAAACAATTCAATGTTGTCATAGAGCCAACGATAGATCTCTTCCATCTCTTCTGGACGAACTGACCCACATAACATTTTACGTGCTTCTGTAATCTTACCTGCTTTAAACAGTTCCACCATGTCCAGTTTCCAGTCTGCTTCGCCCGTGTCACCTTCATTAGGCTTTAGCAAACTATTGTCTTGGATATTCATTTGTACTGTGTTGATGCATTTACGCAAGTCGGGGTATGTACCCTTTACATATGTGTCAAGTGTATCTAAGTCTGGAGTTACACCTTCTGTAATAAGAATCTCTGCAACTCTTGCTGTGAACTCTGTTTGATCAATCTTAGCAATATGAAAGCCTTGACATCTGCTGTGTAGTGCAGGAATAATTCTATTAGGATAGTTACAAGTTAGAATAAAACGTGCTGTTGTATGATACTCTTCCATCACACCACGTAATGCCGCTTGTGCGTTTGGACTCAAGTAATCAGCCTCGTCAAGTAGTACAACCTTAAAGTCACCAAACGGAATCATTTGTACAAAATTAATAATCTTGTCACGTACATCATCTACTGAGTTTGTTCGTGATGCGTTAATTTCAAGTAAGTCTAGTGGATTAACATCTAGTTCATTAAACAACAGTTTAGCAAGTGTTGTCTTACCAATACCTGCGTTACCACTAAACAATAAATGCGGAATAGTTTTGTCTTTAATCCAAGTGTTTACTTGGTTACGTTGTGCATCATCTCTAAATACATATCCGTCAACTGTATTCGGACGATACTTTTCAACCCATAATTCTTTCATTACTTTTTATTCTCCATGCCCATGCCTACTAATATCAAAAAGATATACAACACGGGCCAGGCCCATCCTGTTAAGTATCCTGTAATATGTAGGATCATAAGTGAGATGCCAGCAAGTCCTGCTGTACCTACGCCTGTGTTTTTCTGTTCGGGTAATTTCATATCTTGCTCCTAATATGTTTTATTATACAAGATACTACAGTAAATGTCAAGAACTTTTTTCTAATTTTTGGATTAATGTGTTTAACAATTCTTTGATATCTTTTATATCTTGTTTGACACTGATTATAATTTCTTTTTCAGTTTCAACTGATTGGTCAGTTTTCATAATCTTAGATACTTTAACATCTGTTTTACTAAGTTTCATATTTTTGCTCTATATTTTTCGTATGCTAACCATAACTGCCACACAACTGCTATTACGGTAGCGGATACTAAGCCGCCACCCATTAGTGTAACAATAACTAAGACTTGTAAGACTTTAGCAAATACTGCTATTACTAAAAAGTCATACCATTCGAAGTCTTTAAATATCTCCATCTTGTCTATTTTCTGAATAATAGGGATCGAACGATCCACCTGGATAACGCTTTTCAAGTTTCTTTACATTTTCAGCAATAACATCATTAGGGTCAATACCTAATGCACTGCAACTGTTCATCCAGTACCACATGATGTCGCCTAGTTCACGCATAGCATGAAACTGTGTATCTTCGTCCATAGGCTTACCTTGGAATACACACTTCTTTACAATTTCCATAAACTCGCCACCTTCTGCACTAATGCCAATTGCACCAGTCATAAGTTGCGCCATGTTTACTTTTGCTTTGCTTTCAGTTGTTTCAATCTCAACTATACGATTATACATCTGCATACTTGATAGTGATTCGTCACTTGTTACTTCACGTACAAATTCTTTGTACTTGTTTAGATCTACTTGGGTCAATTTAGCCTCTTACATTTTTTGGTTATTCATTGCTGTGTTTACAAATTGACCTGGGTCAACTGCATCGGGTGCATAGTCGCCTACGCTACTACTGCTCATACGTACATCGTCTGGCTTCTCATCTGCGTATGCTAAGATACTTTCAGATTCGACCATACGTACTATTAAATCTTCTTCGCCTTCGTTAGACATTGTAATGCCTCGTGTCCAACGACCGTGTTCGACTAATATCCATTGTCCTACTTCATAAGGATCTTCATTCCGCGGACCTTTAGATTCTACTTTACCCCAACGTGGATAAATTCCTCTAACGTTGCCGTCATCACTTGTTAAGATAATGCCACCTTTTGTAGTTTGTTCGCCAAAGTCCATGCCACTTACTAGCACTCTATTACCAATTGCTGTTAGTGTACCTTTGTATTTGTCAATAGTTGGAATCATTTTATGTCCTTTTTACAAAATTTCCATCGTCGTCTTCTACCCAATCTTCTTCAGCATCTTCTGCTTCAACTGCTTTTGCTTTTTTAGCATTGTCAACAGCCTTGCGTTGTGCTTTAGTTTCTGTAGGTACTACTTCTTCTACTGGTTGCTCTACTTGTGCAACTTCGTCCGGCGCTGCCGTCGGGTTGTCATTGTAGTAATCACGCATTACATCTTCACGTTTACGAACAATTTTACCACCAGCACCTAGTTGATCACCACGTGCATTTACACGAGCATTACCTACTGCTGGAGTTAGTTCATTACGCTGACGCAATGTATCCATGTCTACTGCTTTACCTTGAAAACTTTTATACGTTTTCTTCTGTGGTTGTCTTACGGGCATAATATACCTCCTTTTGTTATATAGTTACTTATCTTAGGAACTCTCTCCAATCCAGGCCAAACTGGATTGAGTCGATCTTGTGTACACCTATCAAATATAGCACATAACTTGCTACACTTGAACCACGACCTACTCCCCATACAATATCGTTTTCACGCATAAAGTCTACTAGATAAATCATGTAGCGTAGTAAGTCAAGCATACCACGTGCTTCGTATTCTCTAAGTTCTTCCCATATACGTTCTTGATGGGGGATTTCTTCACAAGGTGTCTCTGCTTTACCTAATACATACTTGAATACATTAATATCTTTATATTCATCTGGCATAAACCATTCCGACTGTAAAGCACCGTCAAAAGTCTTTTGATCTACATCTATTGGGATATATTGTTTAAGTTCAGGTAAGTATTGCTCACGCATTGCTTCATTAAATTTGTCTACATCATCTGAAGGATCACATAGCACAACATGACACTTATCAACATGACCGGTATAGATCATATCAACTAAGTCTTTATTTGTAAATCGCGGGATACCGAGAGAGTCTGTTTTCATAAGCATACATGTATTTTAACTGATATTAATCAAATTGTCAAGAGAATTATCGTCATCTTGACTATTTATTTTTGGTCGGGCTCTACGGCCTTCCAATTCAACTTTATACATGTCAAGGATGGCAGTAATTTGTTCTCTGACTTGTGGATTTTGAGTCATCCAAAATCGTCTGTTTAACTGAAGTATTTTTTCTTCTACTTCATTATCTGATAATAGATCAAAACTTTGTACTAATGGATTAAAGGATTGTATTGAACTCACCCTTGTATTCTCCATATACAGTTTGTCCACCGTCGATAGTCCAGAATCTATAGATATATGGGTGTACGTTGCTGTCAATAGTTGCTGGATGTGCAAACCCACTTCCAACTTTAATAACACCGCTGTTTGCTGTAGTAAACACTACTGTACTTTCTAATCCTGAACCTTTAAGTTCTAACACAAGTTCAGCATACTTACCACTTGCTGGCCAATCTGCAAGTTGTAATGTAACAGAACCGCTTGCTGGATCTGTATTAATTGTGTAAGAATGGTATGTAGCAAGTTCATAACTAACTGGTCTAACACCTATACTGTTTTGAACGCCGCCGTTATAAAACTTTTGCGATCCTCTAAGAATTGTTACATTCTTAATAGTATTGCCTTGCATATTAGTTTCAGCATCGTTGTTTTTAACTGTATTAGTATCTAACGTTGTTAAATCTGCTTGTGCATTAGTTAATTCTGTTTTGACTTTAGTAAAATTATCTCTAAAACCTTGTGAATCGTTATCTTGTCCTGCAACAGGAAAGTCTGCGTTGATTGTTCCAATATTAGAACTGCTTGTAGTAATGGCCATTTTATATTCTCCTACACATATTTATCTGTGTTATGCATTGTAATTATAATTTCCGAACATAATGTATTGATCGTTTGAGTTGCCTACAACACTATCTATTATATATCGGTCGATTTCAATATCTAAATTTTTAAAATCGTATGTTCTGTTTCTTAAAGTAATCATTATTTCAGCACTAGTGCCTACTTTACAATAACAAAGTGGTATTGCTAATATAAAGCCCGTTTCTTGTTCTCCAGCAACTTGCGGTGTACGCATCCATAAAGGTAAAAAGTCGTACTCTGTACGTCCTAATGCTTTTATACTATCTTGCATATTTGTTATATTACTAAGATGCTTTCTGCCTTGCCCACCACTTGCAAGTACTGCATCACTATCTGCTCTAGGTGAGTTATATTCACCAAATACAAAAGGATCGCTTTCTGTGTTTGCTGTGGCTGTTAAAGTTTCATTAGTTGTATTAGTTTGAACTGTGTCGCCTATATCAAGTTGTGTATCATCTGTCATAAATTTATACTGTTCTGTATTTCTATTAACATTAGAACTATCTAACAGTGTAGGTGTTCCACTAGGATGATTTTCTTTTGTTGCTAAGTCTGCTTTTAATTGCATTGAACCTTGCTGTACAAATGTTTTTCTTGCCTCACCTGTCTTTGCTTTTGCAGGGTCGATTAATTCAATATATATTATTTCGTATACTTCGTCTTGTGTGCCCGGTGTTTTTGCTACTGCACTTTTTAGAGCACCTACATTAAATCTACGCTTCTTATGCCATTTCTGACTGGCTATTGCAAACTCGTCTATAGTTTTAGTTTCAATACCAGCATATGCTAGTATTTTGATATCACGCTGTAATCCAAAGTTTGGATCATTTGGTCTGTATATATTTTCTGGGGGGAAGTTTATTGGGTCACTAATAAACTCACTATACTCGTCACGTTTAGATTGTTTCAAGAAAGGCTTCATAAACAAATTACTATACTGTCTATCATCATCGTCAATAACTGCAATTTCAAAGTTCTTAGAACTTGCACTAAATCCAAATCTATCTTTTGCTTCTACAGTAAATTTGTATTTTCTATCAATACTTGTAGTATCGTTATCAAACGTCATATCATCGTTATCGAAGAAAGTAAGTCCTGTAATTACTGTAGGGGTTGTTTGTCCAAACTGTCTAACAGTGCCTGTAATTTCACCATTATACTGTAGTGCAAGACCCGGCGGTAATCTTCCTGCTGTTAGTGAATAAAATAATGGAGCATCTGGTACTGTTGTTGTACCTTGTACTCTAAACACACTAATTTGATTAGCCGGGATAGATCCTAACTCTTTTTTACTTGTCCATGCAATATTACTATCAATATCACCAAGCAACATAACTGTAAACGTTTTGTCTTTAAATGTAGATACACTAACAACATTATTTGTAGTTATTATAAGTTCTGCTCTTACTGTAAATTTATACTCTTTTGTAATTGCAGGCTGATATGCGACTCGTCCAGCAATCTCACCAGTATTAGCATCTATAGTCATTCCTTCTGGAACAACACTATTTGTACCATCATCGTTAAGTGCTTGTAATACATAGCGTACTGCACCTTCTTGATTTTCGTTCTTTAAAACTTCTAAGAATAATGTAATGTAATTGTTTGCTCTACGATATCCAAATTCTGCTGGAGTAATCCATACCGGAGTTCTAACGTATGTGTTGTCAGCAGTAAATACGCCTGTTGCAACTTGTACAACAACGTTATCTGCACGTAAGAAATCTTCACCAACTACATATATAACAAAGTTTCTTTTTACAACATCAATCCCGTCACTAACACTTACTTTAAAATTATAAAATCTGTTTAATTTCTTTGGAGGGTTGTAAACATAATTTGGTATAATTTGTCCTTGATAAAACAAACTACTTCTATTCGAAAAGTCATGTAAGTACATGTCATAGTTTCCGCTGTCATACTCGCCTAATTTTGATGCTTTATCGAGTGCAAGCAACGGCTCAACTATTCCTGATAATTTACCTGTTTTTGACATTGCAATACCTGGAGGTAATTCTCCGTCTGCTTTATCAATCCAAAACTCTAAACTTTTATCTGCTGGTAAATCTACGTCTGTTGCTACTAACTGAAAGTCAATTATTTCATTATCTAAAATAAAGTAACGATTGTTAATACTAGCATTACCGACAGGCAAAGTACCTTCTTTAGTTTTCCATATAGGTTCGTCAGCGCCGTTAACTATTATTTTAAATGTTCTATCTTCAATATCAGTGCCAACTGTTGATCTTAACACAAACGTAAATGTAGTAGTGCGTTCAACTTGTATCGGCGTGCCAATAATATTGTTTTGATATACTCTTAATCCTGGAGGCAACGCTCCAGCAATAATATTAATTGTGGGAGATATGCCTACTCCAATCGGTAAGCCGACTGAAATTGTTTCTTCTTCGTTGGCAGTAACTAAAACTTTGCCACTGACTTCAGTCCAATGCGACATTTATACAATCGCTCCCATGTTACTGCCATATGCTACTGGTATTTGTATAGTACCGTAATCTATATCTGAATTTAGTTGTAAGTATTGTGCATGGCTTTGTATGTCTGGAACTATTTCGCCGAATTCTAATTGTGTTGTAAAAACTTCACTGCCCTCACTTGATGTATCAGTAATAACTAATGTGTTACCAGTTAAGTTAGTTGAGATGCCAGCGCCGCCGATAATACGTAATGTTTCACCGTCGTCTACATTCATACTGCCGCTATCTGTAACTACTAACATGCCCTGTAAGTTTGTAGTAATCTGTATATCATTGCCTGCAACTGCACTGACTGATATTCCTGTACCCTGTGTTAGATTCCTAAATTGTAATGCATCGCCTACCTTGCCAGAAAATACTGCAACACCACTACCAATGCTTGCACCTGTTGTTGATTCAGGTTGACGTAGATCTAGTTCGTCAAAGTTTTCATTTACTTTACGAAACGCTTCACGTATATCATCACCTGTGCCATCGTTAGCAATATTACCAATGTTAATGTTTTGTATTGTCATAATCTTTTCCTTATACTGTATTTATTATTAACTACCATAGAAGATACGTATTGCACCTTGTGTAC